TTCATGGAGACTTACATAAAAATAATATATTACTTTGTGTAGATGATAAACAAAATATTAACCCTGTAGTAATTGATTTTGGTAGAACAAGTAGAATTAATTTTGAAAATAAATTTGATACTAGTATAATACCATTAATAAATATTATTGGTGCTAAGGAAGTTAAAGATAAAAAAGTAAAAATTTTGAATTCTCTTATTACTAATATATATTATAAAACCGAACAAATACGTATTGATGAGATGCGGAGACAGAGTCTTATGGCTACATCAAGAGCAAAGCAATCAAGTGAATCACGAGAAATATATATAATTAATGCTATAGAAAGACATATTAAAAATTTATTATTTTTAGGATCATATGTAGAAGCAGCAATAGTATCTTCTATGTGTTGCTTACCTTCCTTTAATACTAGTGTTTTTTATTTTTATATAGAAGCACTTATTAAAAATGAAATAAGTAGTTATAGAAGTATGTATTATTGTAAGAGTAAAAAACCAGAGGAACAAAAATTAGTTTGGAATAGTTATGATGTATTATTAAAAAGGTTATTAGAGGCGAGAGAAGTGAAAACACAATCATTGGTAGAAGTAATAGCACCTCCAATAATTCATGAAGCATTAGCACCTCCAATAATTCCTGAAGCATTAGCACCTCCAATAATTCCTGAAGCATTAGCACCTCCAATAATTCCTGAAGCATTAGCACCTCCACTATTACACTCAAGTAGTAAATATTATTCACCATTAGAAACATCACAAGAGTCAATGGTAACAACTCCTCCTGCATGGGATGCAGTTTATGCCGCAACTTTGGCGTTAAATAGGGCGGCGCTAGGAGCAAGGCAACTGATTACGAACGCGCTTCAAAGAGCAACAAGAAAAGAAAATGTAGTAAATGTGCTGGCAGGACGACAAAATAAATTACATAAAAGAAGAACAAAGAGAACACAGAGAAAAAGAACAAAAATAACAAAAAGACAAAAATAGAGTTCATTAAAAATATAAATAATTAAAATTATACTAATTATTTACATTTTTATTTTTATTTTTATTTTTATTGTTTTTTTTTGTTGCTACGTTTACGAGTAAATCTTCTATTTGTATTATATTTATTATATTTATTGTATTTATTATGTTTAATTGACTTTTTGTATTTTTTACGCAATGTTTTTTTGCCTTGTCCTAATTTTTTTTCTTTTTCAAGTTTTATTAATTCTTCTAATTGTTTAAATATTACATCAGTTAAATCAAATGGACTACCATCACTTGTTTTTGTAATATTAAATGGCATTGCTAAGTTAATTTCAACAATTCCGGGCAAAAAATCTGTCTCATTTTTATCTGAATATAAATCATCATCGTCAGTAAATTTATCTAAAGCATCTTTTAGATGCTTTTCTAAATTATTTTGAGATAATGTTCTATTTTTTTTTTGTAATTCATCAATTTTAGTACTATCGCTTTCATAAAATTTTGTATATGCGTCCTTAAAAGTTTTTATTTTAAATATTTTATTATTATATGTATATGTATAATAACTGAATGTAGATGTTGTTAATATAATACCTTTAAACTCATCAAAACTTGAAACAACATTTTGATAGTCAATTTTAGAACTTGTATTATGATTTATACAATCATTATAATAATCATAATCTATATTATTTTGTTCACGTGAAATTTCTTTTTTCTTAGAAACTGCGTTAGCTAAAGATTCAGCCAAAGAAGCAACTTCATCTTCTACAGTAAAATAATTACCATCAATTAGTAATGGTTCTCGTTGTTTTTCTCCTTCATAACCATCATTATAGATGACTAAAGGTTTTTCTTTGATGCTCAATGTTGGTTCATATTCCTTTTTTTTATTCCATCGCGTTAAAAATGCACTTCTATAATGCTTACGCGCATTTACTAAATCACCTTCTCCTAAGCATGAACTTATATAAATTTTAATAACACAATTGGGTCCATAGTATTTTATATTGTGTCTTTGAATTAATACTAATGCTTCGCTCAGTAAAATAGGTCCACATTTATTAATTGCTATTTTTGGTTCTTCTAATTGTGTTTTACTATAATCTTTATCTTTATCACATAATTGTGCTTTATAATAGTCGCTATAATTTTTATTACAATCATAAGGTTCAGATTTAACCATTGGAACTATTGAACTGCACTCACAATTTTTTGTGCTTCTTGCATCAATACTATAAATAACCTCCTTTGCTCTTAAACTATTTTTATTTGGAATACAATGAATTAATCCACTATAAAATTGTGCCTTTTCATTATGGTCTGGCGTAAAAAATAAATTAGGAAATTTGTTTTTTTTTCCATGTTCATGTATAAATTTATAAGTTGCTGAAATTACATTTAATACTTTATATTTATTTTTACTAGAATTGTGTTTACATGTGACATCTAATTCTGTACCAGAACTTCTTAAGCATTTTCCCATATCTGTATATGTATATAGTTCAATGTTTTGCGGTATGTCAATAGCATGATACTTTTTTGTTACTATTCCTGAATCAACATCAGCATAATTAGTTGTAAGTATAATTCCATGTGCTCCAATATAATATGTGGCTTCTTGCTTTTCCGTAGTTATTGGAGATTGTTCCATGTTACAATAATAAAATATTTTATATTTTATATTTTATATTTTATTATTTTTACTTTTATACTACTTTTTTGTGTGTTTTTTGCTCTTAACTTTATGTGTAAATCTTCTTATGTGTTTAGTTTTTTTTGGTTTTTTATATTTTTTACGTAATGTTTTTTTACGACGACCACCTTGTCCTAATTTTGCTTGTGCATATTTTATTAATCCTTTTAATTGATAATAGACAGCATCAGTTAAATCAGCATCACTTGCTTTTGTAACAAATGGACTCACTAAATTAATTGTATTAAACTTAGGCAAAATATCAATGTCATTGTCACTATCATCGTCATCAAGTTTGTATATTGCATTAAGTAAATACTCACCAAGCTTATGTATGTTACGTGCTCGATATTTTTTTTCTAATTGCTCAAATACTTCTTCATGTGTTCCGCTAAATTGTTTACTTAAGTCTTTTGTAAATTTCATATAGGCATCTTTATAAGTTATAAATTCAAATTTTGTAGAGTTAACCATAAATAAATATTTAGAAAGATGCGATTTTATTAAGGGATTAGCGTTAAAGAAACTTAAACTTTCTACAAAGTTTTCAAAATCAACTTTTTCAATTGTATTATGTTTCATAACTTCATAATAATATTCCATTAAGTTAATTTTTTCTTGCTCTTTGTGTGTAATATCTTTTTTTTTAAGCTCTTCTAATAAAGATTGGTGCTGCTCATGAATTTTAACTTGTTCTTTTTTATGTGATGTTTCATCAAACGCAATTACTCCTACACTATTTGGTTCAAGACTTTCACAAAACTTTGGACTGTCTTTTATACTAATACAACTAATTGGAGAATTGGGTTGCGAGTTCAAACTTCTCTTTGCTGCTTCATATTGTTGCTTATTATTTTTAACTAATACATGTAAATCCGTTTCTTCAAAACATGCAAATAAATAAATTTTTATTATACAGTTGGATTCATAATTTTTTTTACAATGTGTTTGAATAATTTTTAAAGCTTCGCTTAGCAAAAGTGGACCACATTTATTACTATTAGAATTTTGAGCATTGGGTTCATATTTGTAATCTGCTAATTGGTTTTTATAATCGTCACTGTATTTTTTATTACAATCATAGGATGTTGTGTTTTTAGTAAGAACTATTGAACTACATTCACAATTTTTGGTATTTTTAGCATCAATATTATAAATAAGTTCTTTTTCTCTTGCGTCACTAATTCTAAATATTTCTGGAATACAATGTGTTATACCTGTGTAAAATAACGCTGGCGTTTCATAATCAGGTGTTAAAAATAGTTCGGGAAATTTGTTTATTTTTCCATATTCATGACTAAATTTAAATGCCGGCACAATTCCCGTTCTTAGTGTTGTTTTATATTTTTCTGGATAAATATTACATATAAAGTCGGTTTCTCCTGTATAAGCTGGTATACACTTTCCTAAATTACCAAATGTATATAGCTCAACATTTTCTGGTATATTAATAGCATGATACTTTTTTGAACGATAGAACATGGTTGTAAGCATGGTTCCATGAGCAATAATAGTATATGTTGCTTCTTTTATAGTTGGATATTTTACAGATTGTTCCATATTACACTATAAAAATATTATTAATTTATAATGGATTTATAATGGAAGTAATTTATAACCATTAGTGGTTTTAGTTATTCTAAATTCTTGATTTGAGCTATGAATTTTTTGATGGCAAGCTTCACATATATTTATTAAATTGGCTTTGTGATTTTTATTAAACTCTCCATTAATAATTCCGTTTTTTGCATTTTTTTGAAATTGTAAATGATGAACTTCTGTGCTTTCATAAACATTACATAACTCACATTGTATGCGTAATTTATTTGAATTGTAGCGACTTTTCTTTGCCTCTAATACACTAACATTTGATTTATTATATTTATTTCGAATAGCATATGCTCGTTCAATAAAATCATCAGGTAATGCCAATGATTTACATACTTCAAGTCCATACATTGAGTCGCCCGACCCTTCTCTCAATTTTCTATCATAAATTAGTGCGTTTTGGTTGTAGTCAAAAAATACACTCATATGATAGATTTTCATTTTATTAAGATTTTTTACTTCTTCATAGTCTAATATTTCGTGAAAATGTGTAGCAAATAAGAATGTGCTTTCTAATGTGTGTAATCTCTCTAAACTGGCTACAAAAATGCTTAGTGCCGATGTAGTTTCCGTTCCAGAACATAGTTCATCACCTAAAATAATACTTTTAGATGTAGCATTTTTTAAAATAGTTCGTAATTCACACATTTCTACAGCAAATGTAGAGAGACCTTTAAATATATTATCATTTCCCAAAATGCGTGTAAATAAATATTCATATGGATAATATGTAAATTCTTCACAAGGAACATACATTCCGGCTTGTGCCATTATAATAGCTATTCCCAGTGATTTAATAAAACTTGTTTTGCCAACGGCATTTGTTCCATATAATAATATTCCATTATTATTACAACCTACGGAGAGATCATTTGATACATATAATTCATTAGTATTTAAATGCTCTATTAAACAATGTCTAATTTTTTTAAAATTAACATATGATTTACTAGTATTTTCACATAATTCATTGCTTACATTGCTAATTACAGGTTTACAATAATTATATTTAACAGCATTATATGTTCTAGCATAACATACATCTATATGTGCTATAAATTGAGAGATTATGCCTAATAATGATAAATTAGAGTTATTAGAGTTATTAGCATTTACTATTAAACTATTGAACTCAGCAATAATATTTTTATAATTTTTATGTATTGTAATTATTAGGTCTTCTCTCGAATTTTGAATTGTTTGTGCTATTTTTACTATGCCTGGACAATCAATAACATTATTTGAATTATTTGATCCGTGATTTTTGAATACAATAGTTGATAAATCTAATACTATGGTTTCATTTTTTTTACTATATTTGGAAATATAGTTTATATTACATTTTGCTCCAGAATTTTTTATAATTTTTTGTAATAATTCACCTAAAATACTTGCTCGGCGCTTTGTAATCAGTAATAATGCTTCATTTTTGGAAGTTTCATGAATTTTAACATATGATGTTCCAGTTAATTCATTATTTTCACTAGTTTCACTAGTTTCACTAGTTTCATTATTTTCAAGATTAGTTTCTTCATTGCTCTCATTAGAACTATTATTTTTCTTGGCTTTAGGTTTAATTTTTGAAGTTTTTGGTTTCTCATAATCACTCAATAAATTAGAAAAATAATTAACTATTACTTCCAACTGTTGTTTCGAATCTATATTATTTTTAAATAATATGTTTTGTTCCTCGTTATAGTTTTCATTAATAAAAACCAATTCCTCAAGGCTATAACTATTCAATTTATCAATAACAATGGCATCTAATTTATTTAAATCAAATGTTTTTTCAATATACTCATTAATAATAGTACAGAAATTAGAAATATTATAATTTATATGCTTATTAATGTAAGTAGCCAGTATACTATTTTCTTTAATAGTGATTATTTTTTCAAATAATTTTGAAACATTTGAGAGATTACTATATAATACAGCAAAATCTTTAGGATCTATTTTACCTAAGATAACTTTACGTTCTATTTTTTCAATATCTCTCACATTTAATAAATATTCTCTAATAATTTTATAAAATTCTGTTTTTATTAAATGTTCAGTGACATCGTAACAATCATTCAAAACATCAACATCACATAGCGGATGTAATAAGTCATAATGAAATTTTCGTTTTCCAGCATTAGTAATACTATTGTTTAAAAAATTAGCAACGCAACCTAACTTACCATTATGGCGTTGGTCACTAATCATATTTAATTGTTTGAGAGAATGATTTGCCAATATTAATTTATTATTAACATTGTCAAAACAAGGATAACTAATATTTTTAATTAATGAAGGATTGTGCTTATACATAAAATCTATTAAAAAACATAAACTTTGATTAGCAATACTATAATTTTGAAACTCATGCTTCTCTCTATATGAACCTTGTCCGTATATTTTATCAATTAATTCTTGTTGATATATTTGTTTTTCACAATTAAGCGCTACTTTTTCAAAACTAATTATGTTACTTTTGTTTTCTTGTGTTTGTGTTTGTGTTTCATCTAAATAAATTTTATAAATTTTATGAGAATGAATATTGGCAAAACTAATAACATCATCAATATATGTATTTTTAATAATTTTGTCATTATAAATGTTGCTTGTAATATTTGTAATAATTATTGCTTCCGCAGGATTATATATTGAAATATATTTTTCTAATTGGTCATATGTTGTTGGACTATTTAAGAATGGATGATAATATTCATAACTTACTATTTTACCTGTGAAAATATTTATAATATTTAATCCAATAGTAACAGTTTCTGTTTTAACTGATTTATTAAGTTTACTATAATGAATCCATATACATATTGTATTATTGCTTAAATTATTATTTGTGTTACTATTTTCATTATTACTATTTTCATTAGTTAAACTATAATAATCATTATTATCAAAAAAAGTTCCAGGAGAATATATATTCTCTAGGCAACGTGTAGTATTTTTTGTATCACTGGTTTGATCGTAAACTAAAACAGTATAACCATGCATTATCATTTTTTTAACATATTTATCTTTTTGTGCTAAGCAAAATCCGGCCATTACTACTTCATTATTATCTACAAAAGTATTTTTATTGGCAATAACCATATCATTAATTTGAGTAAAATCTAATATATTGCTCCCTTCATACACATTTTTTCCTTTTTTTATGGCATAACATTCATAAAAACTACCTACTTGCATTAATACTAATGTTTTTTCACCATAAAGTTCTTTATATTTTTTTGTGATGTCTAAATATTCTTTTACCAATGCCATAATATATTTTATTACCTATTATGATAACAAAATATATTTTTAAATACTAATGTTTAATATTTAATATTTTTTATTTAATGTTTTTTTATGTTTCTTATGTTTCTTATGTTTTTTATATTTGCGTCGCTTTCTTGTGCCTCCTTTGTTTGCTGGTTTTTCTAGTTCTGCTAGTTCTAATTCTTCTTGTTTCGGTGTTAAAGTGACACTACCAGGATGTGGTCTACTCATCAGACTTTGTATTCTTTTTACATCCTCTTCTTGTATCATTTCTTCTATTTCTGCTAGTGCTGCTAACTCCTCTGCACTTAATTCTTTTGTTGTTGTAACAGGCTTTTTACTTTTTAAAAGCTTACTAACAAAACCTCCTCCGCCATGTTTAGATCTAGTTGCTTGTTCTGCTCGTCTCGTTTTCAGAACTAGTTTCATTGTATCTAAATATAATTTATATTTTGGATTTTCTTCCATTTCTTTAAGTTTTTTTTCAAGATACTTACAGTCTTCATATTCTGTCTCTATACTTTCTTTAGATATTTTAAGTTTAGCTAATTTGTCATGTAATTTCGAAACAAATTTGCTAAATCTGTCATCTTTTATAGCGTTTGGCATGGCTCGTTGTATTAAATTTGATATATGTTCAATTTCACTATCATAGTTACTTAGTTCTTCTTTAAAAAAATTTTCGCGTTTTCTACACGCTCTAATTTGTCTTAGAAGTATAGTTAAGTTTCTTATATCTTCTGATGTCATTGTTAGGTTAGCTGTAATTGTTGGGTTAGCATTTTTCAATTCAACATCAGAACCAACATCAGAACCAACATTAACAATAGAAGTAGAACTTTTGTTCCGTTGTGTTAAACTTTGAGGTTTTGGTGAATTTCTTTTTCTGGAACTTGAAAACATCCTACTAAACATGGATGACGACATTTTATAGTTTATATATATATATATAAAATATAAAATATTTAGTGTCCTTTTTTTGAAACAACAGAACCACCTCCTCTAACTCGCGATAAAACATTGTTTATTAAATTTATATCTTGGTTTTTACCATTTAATTGAATGTAATCATTACTATCTTTTATACGCATTGATGCTGTTCCAATAGTAGATAATCGTAATCTTTGTATTCTTAAATCACTACTTGTGTTATTTAATGGTTTTCCATAAATAATAGATGACGGTTTTCCTAAAACGGAACTATAATCAATATTTTTATTTACATTATTAGGATTATGTGAAGAAAAATTATATGCTCGTCTTCCTAATATAAATGTACTAGTTCTGTCTGATACATTACTACCATTAGAAGGCATACTTTTAGATGTGGACATTTTATATATACTTTGAATAAAATAAATTATATCATTTTCATATTCATTTTCATATTGATATTTTGTCTAAATTTATTAATATTAGTATTAAATGAAAAAATATTATTACTCATTTTTTCTAAATAGGATATATTTTTATTATTTGTATTTAAAATAGTGTTAAACTCAGTAACTATTTTGGGTGTTTCTTTAACAACTGATTCTTGTTCAACAACAGGTTCAGGTTCTACAATAGGTTCTACAACAGGTTCTACAACAGGTTCTACAACAGGTTCTGTAACAGGTTCTATAACAGGTTCTACAACAGGTTCTGTAACAGGTTCTATAACAGGTTCTGTAACAGGTTCTACAACAGGTTCTACAACAGGTTCTATAACAGGTTCTGTAACAGGTTCTACAACAGGTTCAGTAACAGGTTCTACAACAGGTTCTACAACAGGTTCTACAACAGGTTCTGTAACAGGTTCTACAACAGGTTCTGTAACAGGTTCTACAACAGGTTCTACAACAGGTTCTGCAACAGGTTCTACAACAGGTTCTACAACAGGTTCTGTAACAGGTTCTACAACAGGTTCTGTAACAGGTTCTACAACAGGTTCTACAACAGGTTCTACAACAGGTTCTACAACAGGTTCTACAACAGGTTCTGTAACAGGTTCTACAACAGGTTCTACAACAGGTTCTGTAACAGGTTCTGTAACAGGTTCAACAACAGGTTCTGTAACAGGTTCTGTAACAGGTTCAACAACTTGTTCTTGTTGTACAACTTGTTCTTGTTGTACAACTTCTTCAACAATTGATTCTAAAACAGGTTCTTGTTCTACAACTACTTCTAAACTAGGAGAATCTTCCATATTTATAATATAAATATAATATTATAAATATAATAAATTGTTTCTAAATAATTTTTAACTATTTAGAAAAGCTATTTTCTAACTCTATTAATAGCATGTTGTGATTGTGAATTTGCTGCTCCTCCATAACCAGTATCATTATAAGTTTTATTTATAGCTTGTAATTTTTTAAATCTAATATAGTCAGAACCATCGTGAACAAATTTAGGATTTCCAGAATACATTGCGTTTCCATCTTGACTAGAAATTCCGTCTCCTCTAACTTGAACACGTGATAAATTATTTCCTCCAACTTGATTAGGTAGTCTTCCATATTTAATATTTGTGGGTTCTATTTTATTAGTAACAACATCACCAGCATTAAAAGCAGTTCTAAAAGGTCCTAATACATTTTTTGAGTAAAGTAATGGAGATGATTCTAAACCATCAATTTTCATATTTCCAAAAGCCCTTATTAATTGTCTGCGACTTACTGCTCTGTCATTTCCACCTTCTATATGTCCGTGTAACATAGGTTGTTTGCCATTAGGATTTCCACCTAGTTGACTTGGAGTAAATTCTAAAGACATAATATATATTATAAATATTTATTATAAATATTTATTATAATTTAAATTATTTAAATTGATTATTTATTTATTTATTTAGAAATCTTACTATTTTAACAATATTCTTAATCTTAGCATTCGCGAAGAGTAACAAGTATTAGCAATAGGTTTTCCATAAACAATAGATGTAGGTTTATTTAAAACTAAACTATAATCCACATTTATCTTAGAATTTCTAGAATAATATGAAGCAAAATTACAAGAAGTATTATTTGAATTAGTGTATGTAAAATTCATATATATATATTAATGTAATAATTAAAATATTTTTTATAAATAAAAAATATATTTTTCTTAAATACTCAAGAAAAATATAAAAAATATAATTTATATACACAATAATTTATATACACAATAATTTATATACACAATAATTTATTCACACATAATTCGCGGAGCAACATTCATTGTTATTAATTCTTGAAACATCAATTTACAAGCATAAGGTAATTCAACATATTTAAAATCATTTCTATTGCTACAAGTATTACAATAATGAATATGTTCTTTATTATTAAATGAAGCAATCATTCCACATTTATTACATACAAATACACTAAATGCGTCAGAAGCATCATAAATTCTCCCCTTAGTAAATCGTGATGCTCCGTGCGAAATCATACAATCGCGCTCCATTTCACCAAAGCGTAATCCACCATCTCGCGATCTGCCTTCCGCAGGTTGTCTTGTTAAATTTACCATTGGTCCAATTGATCTACTATGTTGCTTATCGTTAACCATATGTTTAAGACGTTGATAAAACGCAGGACCAATAAATATATTCATAGTCAATTGCTCACCTGTTAAAGCATTATACATTAATTCATTTCCTTTTGATTCATAACCCAAGTCATTTAATTTATCAATAATAGTAGAAATTTCAAAATCACCAAAACTTGTTCCATCTCCAAATAATCCCAATTCAAGTAAGACTTTCCCTAATAGTGTCTCTTTTAATTGAGCAATAGTCATTCGACTAGGAATAGCATGTGGATTAATAATAATATCGGGTTTTAATCCATTTGCCGTAAATGGCATATCTTCTTCAGGAATAATATTACCAATAGTTCCTTTTTGTCCATGCCTACTCGAAAATTTATCACCAATTACTGGTTTGCGAAAATTTCTAATACGAACTTTACAAAAATTATATCCATCGCCATTTGATTCAACATAATTCTTATCAATATAACTTTCTTCGTGTGTTCTATATGAAATTGAACCATCGCTATATTTCATTGTTTTTGTAAAATCGTTTTTATTTTCTTTAATTGGAATAACTTTACCAATAATAATATCCCTATCTTCTACTAAAGTATTTTCAGGAACAACACCTTGATTGTTTAATTTATCGTAATTAGCAAATTTAATATTTTTAGTTTTTGTTTTATCTGGTTTACACCTCATTTCTTCAGTGCCAAAAAGTTTTTTATCTTCATCTTTTTCTGTGTGATAAATAGTTGCTAAAAATAACCCACGATCAATTGCTCCTTTATTAAATAATAATGAGTCTTCTTGATTATAACCAGTATGACTCATAATTGCTACTATTACTTGTTGTCCGGATGGAATATTATTTAACTTAATAATATTCATAATGCGCGTTTCGACCAATGGACGCATTGGATATGTTAACACATATGCTGTTTTATCCATTCGATTATCATAATTAGTTACATACATACCAATTGCTTGCTTACCCATTGCTGATTGATATGTATTACGAGGCGATTGATTAGAGTCAGGAAAAGGAATACACGACGCTAAAACTCCAAAAATAGTACTTGGATGAATTTCGCAATGACTATAATGATAAATATTATTACTATTTGAGTTATGTAAATCACTTACTCTCATAGCAATCATTGCATTATTTTGTTCATATGAATCCACATATTCAATAATAGAATCCTCTAATTCTATAGCAACAACTAAGTCATCCCAACTTAATTCACCACATTTAACTTTTTGAATAATAGTATTACTATAAACAATTTTATTATTTTTAACTTTTAATAAAGGACGTGTAATACGTCCAGCATCATTACAAACCCTGATTTCTTTTAATTTACTATTAAATATAATTGAAGTATAAATATTAATGATGCCCTTATATTTTTTTTCTTTTAAACTAGTGTAAATTTGTTGAGGATCCTTTGTTACTCCTACCCACGAACCATTAATAAATACTTTCACATAATCATCTAACTCTTTATAGGAACCATTATAAGTATCAATATTAATAATACTAGGTAAAATATAATCGTAAAGTCCTGAACTATTAGAGTTAATAGTAATATGTGCTAAATAGGCTAAATTTTTAACTATTCCAATAGATTGACCTTCTGGTGTTTCTGCTGGGCATAAAAATCCCCAAGTAGAGTTATGTAATCTACGTGGCGGAACTAATTTTCCACTTTTATCAATTGGCGTATTTACACGTCTTAAATGACTTAAGCTTGATAAATATGTTAGTCTGTTTAATACTTGCGCTACTCCTACCTTATTACTATTGATTTGTTTAATACCAAAATCACCTGTTGCTAATGCTCGCTTAATACCTTGTTCAATAGTAGTTGATTTAATAATTTTATAAATATTTGTTTTTGTAATTATGTTCTCATAATCATCATTAGATTTCCAAGAACCTGTATTAATTTCACGAATAATTTGCTTTTTCATATCCTTAACAAGTTTATTAAAATAATTTCGCAATAAATTATTTAACAATGGTCCTGTTAAATCTACACGTTTATTAATATATGAATCCCTATCACTTTCTAGTAACCAACCAAATGAAGTTTGGAGTAAAATATTTGTCATATAGCCAAGCATATAGATTTTCTGTTTTTCTGTCTTACAATGTGGGAAAATATCATTATTTAATACTTCAATAGCAAACTCATGTTTTTTCTTAGAACCTGTTTCTTTATCCATATTCATAGGAGTGTATATTACATTGGTAACAATATACTTAATTGCTGCTTCTTGTGTTAAAACTTTATTGGCTTCAATAATTGATGCTTTTAATGAAATTAGCATTTTTTGCATATTTTCTTTAGTAATATTAAGCATAATTAACTCACAAATTTCTTTATCACTAATAATATTATATGCCCTAAATATAATAAATAAGGGAATTGGAATTTTAATGCGTGGAATTTGTAAGTAAAGAGCATTACCATAACCATTATTTCTTGACGCAATTAAAATATTAATTTGCTTTGGTGAAATACATTTCCAATCTGGAATACACTTCATTTCTGCTTTCCAAGACCATTTATTATTATTTTTTTCAATATTATAACAATAAATTTGATTTTCAGCTGCTCGTTCTTGACTAATACAAGTTTTTTCCGAACCATTAATAATAAAATATCCACCAGGATCCATATAGCATTCGCCTGTTTCATTATGATTTAAATGTTTATATTGATTTAATACACAAAGGTCTGATTTTAACATAATTGGAAGTTTTCCAATATGGACATTTTTAATCTTTTTTTGATAATTTAGGACATTTTTATAATTTTCGCCATTACGTACAATATATTTAATATTTAAATCAATAGTCATTGCTGATGAATATGAAAAGTTACGCAAACGAGCTTCTTGCGGAAACATAAGTTTTGTTGAACCATTATTTTCATAAATTTGCGGACGATATATTGAAAAATTCTCAAATGTAATTTCTATTTCCAATCTATATAAATTTAATTCTTTAATAAAATCATGTTCTGAAGCAATAATTAAGGGATTAAACATTTCTATTGTTTGTTGAATTTGATTATTTACAAAGTAATTGTACGATTCTAATTGGTGCTTAACCAATTGTTTAAGATGCTTATGTTTAAAATAAGATTCGATTAGGATCCATGGAATTTCCGAATTATGAATTTCCTCATTGGAGTTGGGAATTTGTGTAGTCATAATTTAATATTAATTACAAAACTTTAATATTTTATAAATCAATTTTTAATAAAATATAATTTTTATAATAGTTTTATAATAGTATATTAACTTTGTAAAATACAAAAATTGGTTAATAATTTATATTTTAAATATAAATTATTACAAATAATATGAGTACACAAAAAATATTACAAATAAATCCTGAGTTATTTAAATTTAATGGTAAAAAAAAGAGTTTAAAGACAAAAGAAAAAAAAACCAAACCTATTTTAGATAAAACACAATCATTAAAATCTAATAAATTAAAAAAAGAATTATTGAAAAAAGTAAAAGATTATCAAAAAAATAAAGAAACAGAAGTCATAAAAGATGAAAAGAGCAAAGATAAAAATGAGGCATTGTCTGAGTCTAATTTATTTGATTCAAAAGATTTTGAAAATAATGATTTTGAGAGAGAATTTAATAAATCTCTCACATTTTTACATGATTTATCAAAAAAAAACAAAGATAAAAATAAAAAGAAAACATTGAAATTGGCAAGTTCAGACATAAATATTGAGATTCCTAAAGATAGTTTAATATATAATTCGTGTAACGAACCGAATTATGGTTGTTTAAAAAATGGCTCAAAACCTACATTTAGAGAATTAAATAAAACACAAAAGCACAATACAAATACTACAAATACTACAAATACTATAAATAATGGCAAAAGACTAAAACTTGCATTAGAAAATAATACATATTATGATCATTCAGAGTTTCATAATAAATATCAAACAAATAATACTATAACTAGTGAGTCTAGTGAGACTAACAAACCAAATATTGAATTGAAAATAGCGGAAAAAACATCAGAAGAAATAGATAGCGCTGTTAATCTCTCAAACAACAAATCTATTAGCAAATTAAATAATCAGATTACTAATGAAATAACAACTTCTCCTTATGATTACACTGATAATTATTTTGCTAATAATAAAGAACAAGTTCCAACTAGAGATATTCTAACAAGCGATGTTCTAACTAAAGATGTTTTAACTAACGAAGTTTTACCTAGCGAAACTATTCAAATTAAAGATGAAGTCTCAAAAGGAGAGTCGAAAGAAGAGTCGAAAGAAGAGTCGAAAGAAGAGTCATATATTCCAAAATTACGCAGAATTACAAGAACATATAAGTATAAATTAGGAAAAAGGAAAGACAATAAACATATTGGATTGCTTATAAAAAATAGAGAAACACAAAAAAAGATAAAGCAAGAAGTATCACAATTAAAACAACAACCAATTCAAAATGTTAAAAACTTTTTGCGAGAGAAAAATTTAATAAAATTAGGTTCACAAGCACCTAACGATGTATTACGAAAATTATATGAGGATAGCGTATTGGCGGGGGAAATCACAAATACAAACAACAATAATCTAGTTCATAATTATTTAAATGATTTATAAATATGTATTAAAAAATAAAAATAACTATTTTTTCTTAAATACTATTTTTAACATTATTAAAATCAAAAATATTGAAAATCCAACATAGTAAATTTTAATCAATAATTCATCTTCAAAATTAATTGCTTTTTCTATATTTATGGACTCTAACATTTTATCAATGTCTGAAAAATTTTGTATTTTATCAATATTTTGTTTTATAATATTATCACTTATATTAGGTTCATTGTTATCATAATTTTCTGTTGTTGGACTTGGTATAGTTTCTGATGTTGGCATGGTTGTTGGAGGTGGTGTGGTTTGTATATTTGGAATAGTTATTGCTCCATTACTTAAATTATCTGGTTTTATTCTTTTAAGGTCATCAAGAGCAAAATATACTGATGGACTATTTCCACTATAGTTTCTTGTGCCTCTAACTCCATCCATATTATAGTCAACCAAATGACATTTAACACTTGCTTTCATACAATAAGGTTTAGTGCTTCCATTAAATGATGAAACTAAATCAATCATGTTTGAACCTATTTTTGTAGCACTATAAAATGCCGATGGTATTACACCAGTTAGGTCAGCATTACTTTGTCCGCCTGTTAAGAAACTGGAACCATCCGTTATATTATTTATATACTTATGTATATAAGGAGTTTCTCCTGTTGGCGTTATAATATTTCCAAGACTATCAACAGGAGTACATTCTATATTTGTTTTTAAAACATACTTATTACCTATTACACCTTGTCCATTGTATAAACATTCATCTGCTGTTGCTTTATTTGCATCTGATACTAAATAATCTACATAATTAAACATACCTCCAAATACTTTTGCTGTATTATCCAGTTTCCATCCACCACTATTAAAAGTTCTTGTATCTACCATTTTATCGCTCGGTTTTACACAAAAAGCATAATTATGTTGAAAACCAAAAAGTTCATCAACAACACATTTTTGTGAATCGCCCATAATTAAACAATTAAAATAATATAATATTATAATTATATTATTTTATGAAATAACACATATTATTTTATGAAATAACACATATTATTTTATGAAATAACACATATTATTTTATGAAATAACACATATTATCTGTCTGGAATATCAACATTTACGCCTTCTACTCTGCTTAATATTGATTCGCTTTTATTTACTTCATCCTTACGATTATGAGTTTTATTATTTTTATAGTTATTTGCTTTTTTTTCTGTATCTTTCTTCATTTCTTCTTTATTGGAAAATTTACAAGAATAATTACCTTCAATAATTTTAAATACAGAAGTGTTATTTACAAAAAATATTATTATTAATAAAATAATTAATAAAATAAGTATTATAACTTTATATGATTTGAAGTTATGTTTTAAGTTATTAAACAATTTACTATTTAAAAAATAAATCTTATTTGACATAATCTAATATATAATAACAATTAAAATAATACAAAAATACTATTAAATTATTTATTTATAAATAAATAAATATTATAACTATATATATTAATATGAGACTTTATTTTAATCAAATAACTCCAAATATTATTTCAAAAGGATCAGAAAATAATAATGTTACAATTGTTCCTAAAATTGTAAAAAATGATTTGCCTACTAATAATAATACTTATACTCGTTGGCCGGAAGATTGTGCTATTAAAAAATATAAATTCAATGCTAATCCTATTAGACATTATAGAAAACAATATGTAAATACAAATACAAATAAAACTACAACATTTAGCAATTTATCTTTAATAGGAAATTTAGACAAACCAGGCGCCAATATTGTTACTAATGTTAATAGTCCAAATGATGATTCAACAAATTGTAATTTAAGTATATATACTTATTTGGATAAATATGTTGGATGTCAAACTCTCAATGGAGACAAATTCTACGATCCTTCTTTAAATAAAATGATATGTGTTTCATTTAATCCTAGTGCTTTAGTAATTAAAACAGCATCCACAAATTTATCACATAGTTATGCTTCATCACATAAAGAATATTTATACAATAAAAATAAAACATTTAATCAAAATTTACCTTTAACAACAAATGAAAGTATTAGTGTTAATAGTGGAAAAATACTAGGAGAAACTTATGATGGGGAAACAATATGTCGTTCATTTAACCCATCAAATAAAAAATTTCAATGTCAAGGACCAGTTACTTCAAGTGCCAGAATTTCAAGTCTAAAGTATAGTTGTGATGATAGTGTTCATTGTAAAAAAACTTATATTAATACATTAAATGATAATGATCCATTAAGTAAGAAAAAAGTATCTCCGGCATGTATAGGTTGTGTTAATGATGTTGTTGATACTACAGAAATACGTAGAAAACCATTAATACGTAGAAAACGTATTAATATTTTAAAGTAAATTCCTTATTTATAGTAAATTGATGTTTTTTACACCAATTTATTGATTTTTGTATGTTAATATTTACTAACATATTTAATTTATTAAAATACTTGCTCACTATTTCATTAGTAATATTTGTAGATGACAAGTCAATCATTTCATTTTGACTATTATTATTTTCTATAATAATATAGTCATCGCTAAATATTTCTATACTAGTATTATTTATAATATTTGTAGTATTTATACTATTTATACTATTGTCATCATCATTAATAGTATTGTCATCATCATTAATAGTATTATCATTAATAGTATTATACTGAATACTTTTGTTAAAAATATTTAAATATTTCAAAAATGAATTATAATTATTGTTCAATAAATTATATTGGATATTTAAAATTTTAAATTCCCTTATTAAATTAATAGTATTTTTAATATTTTCCAATTGCTGTTGCCCATATATTGAATTTATTTCTTGTAACTTTGTAATAAATAATTGATTTAGTTGAATATTAAATAAACTATAAATTGTCTCAACTTTATTAATCAATAAATCAAAATTTTCTATAATATTTGATATAATTTTTTTATTATTATTTTTAAAATTTCTACAAATTATATATTTTTCGGAATTAGCACATCTGCTAGTATTTGGTTTAAATATAAACACATTTTCATATAAGTTACACAATAAATATATAACTTCTATTGTTTTTATTTTAAATACATCAAATATTTTTAATATAAAATTTCCTCCTTGTTTTTGCATTATTAACGCAAAAAAAACTTGTGATAATATTAATTTAAATGACATATCTTCTTGATTATTAAAATCGAGGGAAAAATCAAATCCTCCATCAGCAGTAATATAATCCATTGATCTAAAATATTTTTTATAACAATAAATCAGGTTTTCTTTTAAAAATAAATCTCCGTTTTTCGATGCCCCATATTCTATTTTAATATTTCTGTTATTGCTTAATAATTGTGTGGCCTTTTTCCACGAAGGAATATTAACATTATCACTAATTAATGTCATACCATAATAAGTATCTTGCTTATTATTTCTTTTATAATTAAAAGCCTCTATAAATCCACCTGGGCCTTCGGCCAAATGAAAAGATTGTATATTTGTAGGCTCATTTAAAAAACTAAATGTATCTATTATTTCTATCATTTTAAAAAAAGACCGCGATAATGGTTTATGTTTACATAAAGAACATTTATGATTAGGAACAATAGTATGTATATATTCATATGGATTTGTAATTTTTTTTAAAATATCCCAATATTCATAATATTCGTCAATAGTTTGCTTTAACAAATGTAAATAATTATATAAGGAATAACATATTATTATATCATTAGCATCTGATACAATATTTGCTTGTGACTTATTATTTTTATATATAATATTAAAATCTAAATTCAAATTATTCAAATTTGGTAAATTAATATAGGTCATATAATTTTTTAATAGTTACTTTATTAACTAAGTATAAAAAAATACATTTATATATTTATTTACAAATATATAAATGTGTTGATGTAATATTTTGCTTCTAAACTTTCTTAGTTTGTGTTTTTTTTTTAAGCTTTCTTAGTTTGTGTTTTTTGTAATTTCTTTTCTTCTGCCTTTTTAGATTTTTCAGCTTCTTTTGCTGCCTTCTTTTCTTGTGCTGCTTTTAATTTTTCCTCTTCTTTTGCTTTCTTTTTTTCTTCGGCAAGTTTAAGTTTTTCATCTACAGATAACTTAATTTTATTGGTTGCTTTACTTTGTTTTTGCTCTTGTTGTTGTTCTAATTGTTCTTCTAATAATTGTTCTAAATCTTGTGTTTCTTTAATATATTGCGCAGCCAATTTTTTAGATTTTTCATCTATTTTTTCTTTTTCTTTAACTTCAAATTCTTCATCTATTTTTTTAAACTCACCAATAACCTCCTCTTGTAATTCTTTTTCTTTTAACTCTTGCTTTTTAGATACTAATTCATCTGGTTCATATTCAACATTTCTAATCTTTTTAAATATAAAGTAATTGTTTAAAAACGAAATTTGTTTTTCTTCATCACTTAATTGTGCTGAATTTCCTAATTTTTTTAATAAATAATTATTACTTGTCACTTCGCTATTCATAAAATTATATAATTGCTCAAAGTTTCCCATTGACCCTGGCAAATTTAATTGCTTATATTCGGTTTCATTTAATAAAACAAATCCATTATTTTCCATAATTCTTACTAAGTATTTATAATTAACCAAATATTCTTGAAAAGTTTTATTAATTGTTTCTTGGTAAACATTAATAGCATAACCCAAACTAGACTCATCATCCTTAAATTCCTTAGCCTCATATTTTTTTGTTAATTCCCATATTTTTTTTTGATTTTTAAATAAACTAATGGATTCGTTAATATTTAAAGAATTTAACATATTAAATATTTTGCTTCCATCATAACACGTTCCAATAAAATATCCTTCTAAAGTGGTGCACTCTTTTATATTTTTAATAAATTCGTTTAAAACAGTTTCACTTTCAAACATATAATGCATGGCAAATTGTATAGAACTAATATTAAATCCGTTTTTAACAATACCATAATTATTGTATACACCTTTACCTAATAAGACTTCATTTTTTGTCCCTTCGCCAAAAAGAGCTTTGATTATTTGTCTTGATTTGTCATCATATAATGCCGAACCATCTTTAATATTATGACTACTATTACCGTGTAAGAATAGTGCTTTAGGAATAACAGCATAGCGTTGAGCATAATTTAAATAGCGAGCACATACACCATCCAATCTATTTTCAATATTATCTTTGCTTAAATCTAAACCTAATACAAAATTAAGATTTGCTGAAATCCATTTTGGCAAATCACCTCCTTTACCAACAGCATAATCTATTAGCGAATATCCTGATTTGGATACTTTATTTATCAACATACTTTTAACATATAAATTATGAAAATCACGCAAAGCTTGTGTTTCGGATGTTTTGGAAATTTTATTATAATATACATCATCGTCATTATTAATAGTTACTCCATTTCCTGTCATTAATATTGATTCACTTATTGGATTATGAATAGATTGCCAATTTGAGTTTGCCGTATGATAAGCATTACCAAAGTTTTTAACTCCTGAACGCAATTCTGAAGTTTTATCAGAACGAACTCGTAATGGTTCCCATCTCCAAAATTCTGGATTATTACTATTGTAAGCAAATTCTACAATAGTATTATCTTCAATTTCATCACCTTCTAGCGTATAAATCTTAAGATTATTTGCTTCATCTAATTTTCCCATAATATTACATAATCCAGCATTAACATCATTTGGATTTGTTGGATAAAAGCGACAAGGTTTATAACTATTAATATAAGATTCTTTAGTATCCCGCTTGATATTATTGTTAATAATATCATTATACGGATTAATATAACCATGTTTTTTTTCATCAAAACCCACATTCAATATTAAAGTGTAATAATTCTTAACTTGATTATATGAAGTTAAATCTTCACCTTCATTATTTAAGGTTCCAATATAATTTCCGCCTAATTCGTTTTTTTTAAACTTAATTAAGAAATCAATAGTATTATAGCGCGGAGGTTTCCATTTAAATGACTCATTCCAAGTTGTTTTATAATTTGGCGCGGCAATTCCTGTCTTTGAACTACATACACCTGTATTTGCTGGTGTAAAAATTAATCCATCTGTATTATATTCGTATAATCCCTCATTAATATTATTTAAAATTCTAGCACAACCATTAAATATATGAGCGCCGTAAAATTTTTTTACAGTAATTTTAATATGTATTTCTTTACTATTTGTAATTGATTTCAAGTCAAGACTTTTTATTACGCTATTTAAAATTATAAGTCGATAGTTAATATTTTCCTCCTTTTTGCTTTTTTCTGTTTTGCTTTCTTCTCTTTCTTCTTTTTCTTCTTTTTCTTTGCTTGTTTCTTGTGTGGTCTGTTCTTCAATTGTCAAATTTATGAAAGGTAAACCCGTTACATTTTTTCCATTAAAATAATATATATCAAAACAAGCAAATACATTTATGTATTCACCCTTTTTATTATGTAAAATATGCTCGCCATCTATAATAGTATTAAATAATTCTTTTTTCTCGCTATAACATCCAGTAAATTGTATATTCATAGTTGTAGAAATAAAGTATAATTTTCCTTGTGGTGATATATATAGCAATTTTCTAGTTCCATCTGCTTTATCTGTGACAGTATAATTGTTTCTAATATTTGGAATAGAATTATTTGTATCATTTATTTCTGTTTCAGGTAAAATATTTACCATTTGTAATGTTGTTGATGATGGACCAATAAAATCTTTTATATTTGGTAGCATCATAGCTTTATAATCTGGACCTTTTGCCAATTTTAAATATTGTTGTATAGCAAAATCCATCTCATTTAGTGTTATGGGATAATTTGTTTCTTGTAACCCTATTAAAATATATTTAATAACTTTGCGCAAATTTGTATATAAAAATTCCGCATTTGAAAATGTTTTGTTGGCAATAATAAGTTCGTTATTAAATTCTATTTCTATTTCAAAATTTTCTAATGAATTAAAGACCTCCGAATCTTTAATATTAAATTGCTCAATAAATTTACCATATTGTGATTTAGAAGTTTTAACAATACTACAATGAATTAAAAATGGTAAATGTGGATGTCTATATTCATAGCGTTTAATATACCTAAATATTTTTTTAAATGAATTCCATTTGCTATGTAGTTCTTCAATAGCATTATGATTTCTAGAATAATTTTGCTCTGTTTGATAACATACGCGAAAGTTATAATCATCAAAATCTAATGGAAACAATTGTGTGTCATTATTTTTAAAATATTCTTTTTCTACAAATTTAATATTATTTTCATCTAAAATTCCAGACAAATTATTTAATTTACAATAGCTTTGAATATTTGGTAGCCCATTTATTTGCGTTCTAATATTGGATAGATTACTAGCATTCATTATTTTCAAGAAATAATTTTCATTAATTAATTTAAAATCATAATTCAACAAACTCTTTATAACATTGTAAAAATCTACTTTGTTAATATTTTTAATTTTCTTTGTTCCAAAGCGAATCTCAAATTCAGGATATACATTTTCAGAAAAGCGCGTGTAACTTGACAAATATATTTCAATGTATTTTAGAAATTTATTGCTTAATTCTTCTTTCTGAGTTTCTTTGGTCGTTTCTTTGGTCGTTCCTTTGGGTAATTGACTTTTACTCATAATTAATATATGTTATTATTTATTATTTATTATTTATTACATTGTAATAAATAATAAATTTCAATTTTGTTTAAAAATATAATGATAAAAAATATAATGATAAAAAATATAATGATAAAAAATATAATGATAAAAAATATAATAGCATTACTTTAATGAATTCAAATTAGTTTTTGTATTATATTTTCATATAATTCTTGCTTTTTCTTTTTTTTAGCATGTTCATCATATATATTAATGCTTAACTTTTCAGCAATTAAAACTAAGTCATCTAGTTTATAATTACTAAATGCTTTTAGTGGTTTTTCAATATTTTCAATAGTATAATAAGATTTCAATATTTTTTGAAGTTCTTCTTCTGTTATGCTGTTATTTACTAATTCTATATCAAAATTATTAAATTGCGAACTCATTTTTACATTCGTTATTTTTAACAATTTATAATTTTGTAAATTAATAACTTTTTCGTCACTATTTGTACATAAAACACAATATGTATTATTGTCGCGAATTACTATAACATTTATTAAATACAATACACATAACGCATGAAAAGTTTTGAAACTGATTTTTTCATTATTAGTAAGGTCATCTTCGACTGCGCTTTTTTGTATTTTAAAATCTTTTAAAATGTTTTTTTGATTTTTTAATTTTTCAACACTAGCAATTTTAAACTCTTTCATAATTTTAAACGAGTTAATATGTTCTAAATCAGTGTCATTTAAATTATTAATAATTTTATAAAATATCCAAAATAATTTGTCAGCAAAATTCTTATGATTATTAATTTTAAATGGTTCATTATATTTGCTGTATTTTTTTGAATAATTTATTTGAACTCGATTTCTTGGAACGCCTACATTAACAACTATATTTTGCTTTTTAGTAATATTGGGATTACTAATATTAGGAGTGGTAATAGTATTTTCATATGTGCTATTACTTTCATTTGTAGTATTAGTATTAGTATTAGTATCATAGTTTTTAATAAATGTTAAATTTTTTGAACTATTATTAGTAGTTTTAAGGTCATATAACATATATTGCTTAAGTTGATTTAAATCAACATTTGTTAATAATTCTTGTTTATTTAAACATAGCATTTTTAATTACTAATATTAGTAGTAATATCTTTATTATCTTTAAAATAAATTGTTTGCAAATTTCTTTTCAATTTTTCATCTTTATTTATATCACTTTCTTGTTTTTTAATAAAATCAATATAATTACATATATCTTTGTAAACTGTGGCAGATATTTTATTTAAATTAACAAAAATACCATTACTATTTTCATTTAAATATACATTATTTGTTTTTAAAATTTTAGCAATTTCTATATGATGACTGTTTTCTAAAGATTCAATTGTTTTACATAATTTAATCAAATCGTTAGAATCTATATTATTATCAGAGTCAATAATATTATTTTTACACATTATAGTTTTATCTTCTTTATCATCGTTATCATCATTGTCTTCTTTATCTTCTTTATCTTCATTGTCTTCTTTATCTTCATTGTCTTCATTGTCTTCATTGTCTTCATTGTTTTCATTGTTTTCATTGTCTTCTTTGTTATTTATTTCCATAATAGTAAGTAGTAGTAATAAAAAAAATACCTTTAAATAAATTTTATATAAATTAATTGGCAACTTAGTTATAATTTATAATGGCCTCATGTGTTGATTTTTTCATTTTAATTTTTAATTTTTTTTCACCTTTTTGTCCGCCAATTTTTTTCAAACTTTCATCTGTATCTATTGTTTCTAATTCATTTTTTAATGTGCTATAGTTATTAATACTTATTAATTCAGCAATTATACTAATAAATTTATCGTTTAATTCATAGCGTTGACCTAATATGCGAACTTGAATAATATCATTTTCTTTTATATGTGAGAAAGATTCATTATTGTAATGATGATCGCGCGCTATAAAAATAACATATGGACTATGTTCATCGTCTACTATTAATTCAGCACGAACTCCTACTTTTGTTATAGATTTTGCTATACAATGAATTATTGTTGATTCAACAGGATTTGTTATTAAACACTCAAAAACACATTCAAATAATATTTTATTGTCAAACAATTCGCCACTAGAATATGTTAATAATTTAACACTATTATTTTTAACATATCCTTCCTTAATACACTTACCTTCGTTTAATTTTTTTATTTTTGTTTCTAATATGTCAAATAATTCTGAGTTAACTTCATCATATTTTAATACTGTTTTTTGTGTTAATAATGAACGAATATAAACGTGTGAATTGTCTAATGTAGTTTTATTAAATGATGATTTTTTATTTTGTATTTTAGACATTTAGATTATATATATTATTAATTTAATCTTTAAAATTATTTCAATTATATAATAAAATATTTTATTTTATTTTATTATATTTTATTGTATTTTTATTATATTTTTATTATTTTTATTATTTTTATTATTTTTATTATTGTATTAAATTATTAATTTGTGCCTCAGAGAGATTAAAAAACCAACGTTTGTTTTCTACCTTTTTTAAATCATACAATCTAAAATATATTTCTTGTGCCGCACAGAAATTTTTTTGATTTAATTTTTCACCTTTTTCTACTTTTTTTCCTTTTAATTTTTCAATTATGTCATTACTCACCCCAAGAGAAACAAAAATTTTCTCACTATTAAGTTTTCCTGCTTGAGCACATATTGCGCCTTTATTTGAACCTGTTTTTACTTTAAAATCTGTTGCCAATTCTTTTGTTATTTTTTTATCTCTTGATAAAAATCCTAATGGAATTCCTATTTGTGAAGTAGGTATTTTTTTTGATAATATTATATTATCAAAATCATTATAATCTTCCGATTGAGCGCTGTTTAATGTTACATTTAAAGTCTCTAAATTTGTATTAATTAAAATATATAACGTATAATCTCTAAATTCACTTTTATTAGGTATATATAATGCTTTTAATTTACCATTATTTGCTTCTAAAATTGTAGAACTATAATAACTTAATAAATCTTTTTCAAAATCAGTTAGTTCATTATAACCATTGTTTAATAAATAAATAACTAATAAAACACTTTTATTAAAATCTAAATCATCCAATAATATATTTATTGCTAAACTATGTACTTCACTAGCTCCTATTACTTTCTCCTCTTTTAATATATCCATCATTTTACCATAATAAATATATTTGTTATCTTTTAATAAATATTCGCTTTTTTCTGGTGTATATTCGGTTATTATATAATTATAATTGCGTTGTAATTCAACAATAAAAGCTTTAACATTTGCCATATTTTCCTCACTTAATTTATCCTGTAAAGTTTTTTGACTTAATACTATTTTTTGACTTGGCATTGCGTTTGGTGTTTTTTTTATAGTTTTGGTGGTTGCTTTAGCATCCTCTGTAGCTTCTGTGACTTCTGTTGCTTTTGTTGTTTCTGTTTCTTTAGTAGTTTCTTTGCTAAATATATTAAAATCTTCAGGAACAGCAAATTTCAAGGCATTAGGTTTTAATAGTATACCACTTGATCTCTCAAAAAGAGTTGCATCTGTATTTAAGTTTATTGGTTGAAAAATATATAAATCGTCTATATCATTTAATACATTAGTAATATGTATTAATTTTCCTTGCGTGTTGTATTTATCAGTAATAAAAATATTTTCGTTATTAACCAATTCATTTAACGCATTATCAATATGTGGCAATGGATATTTTTTAAATGTTTGAACGTAGTTGATTATATCTCCTTTTGTTCTAAAATAATATTCCTTATATAAATCTCTCAAATGTTTAATAATAACTTCATTATTAGTTTTCAAAAATGATTCATCATAAGAAAATAGATTTATTTTGTTTTCTTCATTTCCATATTTTTGAGTATATTCTTCTAAAGATGGTTGGCATGTATATTGGCAGTTATCCATATAATCACATAATGGACTATTTACCTTATCTCCAATAGCATACTCAATCGATTTAGAATTAGAGAGATTTATTTGTAATTTTTTATTTAAATATTTTTCATCGAATTTTTGTTGCTCATAATTTAAATAACAATCAATGCTATGTTCTTTTAAAACACGAGTAATGTTTCCTATTACTTTAGCTTTTTCCTCTGCTTTTCTATAAATTAATAAGTCAACCGCCTCATTGTTATTGCTTAACAATGTGCCATGCATAAATATTTGAACGTTGCGTTTATTTAATGGTAAATCTTTATGACTACATGTTCTAATAGCGCGCCCAATAATTTGCTCTACTCTGTTAATATTATACCAAGGTTCTAAAACATGTATTTGTCTAATATACTTAAAATCTAAACCTTCACTGCCAGCTGCCGATAAAAGAATTACTTTCACATTTTCACCATCAACATTATTAGAATCCGTACAAGCTTTTAAATCGCCTACTATGTCCGGAGAAATATTACTATTTCCACTTATAATCACATATTTAGCACCTCTAAAGCGTGCTCCTTGCTGTTGTAATACTTCTGATTTTTTTTTGTAAGTATTTACATCTAATTCCTCGCTTGGTGGATTAGCAAAGAGAGATTTATTATTTCCATAACGTGTAAATCCTTTTGCTTCTAATGCAAGTGCTATTGGTATTAATCCTGAATCTATAAATTGTGAATATACTATTACTGGACCTTGAGAACCTAATAGTGAATCGATGACTGCTTTAATTTTAAAACTATATTTTCCAATTACATCATAATCAAACATATTAATTGGCATATTTTTAAAAAAATCGCTCTTAAAATTATAATTAAATCTAGATTTAGGTGCTTGTGTTTCTTGATAAGTCATAATATTATTAATTGCTGATTTGCCAACAATAGTTTTTATGTCAACAAGCGCATTTATTTCTTCAATATTTATATTTTGTACTACTTCTACTATATTATTATTATAGTAAGTCATTTTTTCATTAAAATAATTTTCTAATTTGTTATTAGGAAAAACAATATTTAAACATTCTAATGGTTTTTGTAATAATGTATATCCAAAAGACTCCATAGCATTTAGCTTTTCTTCATCAAATTTAGATATATTATTTTTTAAAATAATATTATATACAAATTCTTGATAAGGTGATATATTTACATCATTTACATATATATCAAAGAAAGTTAACGCTTCATTCAAAGGATTAGCATTTATTTTAAATTCTGGATATTTTTTATTTAAAATACTGTTATTTTCGGAAAAATCTTTAGGTAAAATTCTAAAAGGAAAACTTAATGGATTATCGCCTTTAATATAACTTATGTAACCATTTATTTTTCTTTTAAATAGTTCCAAACCTACTTGTGTGCCATCGCTATTTACTATAAAACTTCCATCATTAGAAAATACGTCTTTTAATTCTACTATTGAGCGTCTATCATTTAAATTTAATATATTGATTAAAAAAATTATTTCTTTATAATCATTAAACATAGGTGTTGCCGACATAAACAGCAACTTTAAATTATTTACATTTTTAACTAATTTCATTAACTCATTTGATACTAATTTATTACTATTATCTTTAGATTGACGTATGTTATGTATTTCATCAATTATTATTAATCTATTATTAAAAAATTTTTGTAATTTGTTTTTTATTAATAATAGTTTTTTTTTTGAATCCATAGTACTTAAAGATTGATTTGAAATATTTGATTTCTTTATTATTAAATTGGCAAATTGTGTATATCCTATAAATAAATAATAATTATTTATTATATTTTTAACTATTTTTATTACTTTTTCGCGTGATAAATTTTTTTGTATCATATTAATTTCGTCTAATATATTTTGCCCAGCACAATTACTAATAGTCCATAGTCCACCCTTTTCTTCTAATTTTCGTTCATCAAATAATTGTAAATAAAAATTTTCTTGAACGTTAGGTGAAGCCACTATTATTATTCGTTCATTATAACCCATAAATTTTAAATATTTTCTTGTTTCTTCGGCAACACCAATTGCTGAGCATGTTTTTCCAGTTCCTAATCCATGATATAGTAGTATACCATTATATGGAGTATACATAGAAAGGAAATTTTTTATGAATTTTTGATGTGGTGCTAATTCAAAATCTTTATTGCAAATTTCATTACTTTGTTTTTCAAAATCAAAAGTTTCGTCTATGTTTAATAGCAATTTATTTTCTTCAAATTCTTGTTTATTTGCTATTTTAATACTTAAAAATTCGTCGTCTAAATGTGGATATAAGTATTTGTAATTTGTATTATTTGATTCATTTAACTCTTTTGCGTTCAATAATTCAACAGCATTGTTAAAATATTTATAATCTGTTATTGTATTTAAATTTTTTTCTAACGTTTCTAATTTATTTTTGTCTAGTTTGCTATTATCATTTATATTTTCTCTAAATAGTGATACTAATTCTTCATTATTTTTTTTCTTAGATTTATCTTCTTTAATGTCTGGATTTACTTGTGGTTTTATGAATGGTTGCTGTCCTGACTCTTCTTGTTCTTCTTCTTCTGGTTCTTCTTGTTCTTCTGGTTCTTCTTCTTCTTCTGTCTCTTCTTGTTCTTCTTGTTCTTCTTGTTCTTCTTCTGTCTCTTCTTGTTCTTCTTGTTCTTCTTGTTCTTCTTCTTGTTCTTCTTCTTCTTCTTGTTCTTCTTCTTGTTCTTCTGGTTCTTCTTGTTCTTCTTCTTCTTCTGGTTCTTCTGGTTCTTCTTGTTCTTCTTCTTCTGGTTCTTCCCCTTCATCACTTAAAGAGTCTGAAATATTAACAATGTCTCCTTCATTTAATTCATATTTATTAACATTACTCATAGTTATATATTAAATATATAGTTTATAACTTTTTAATAATTTATTTAAATAATCTATTATTTTTTTTTTTTCATAATTATATTCTCTAATATAATTATTTACATCATCTATTGATATCCATTTTATTTCAGTAATTTCATATATTTGATAATCATTTTTAGGTTGATTATTATCAATAATAATACCAACAAAATATTTATGCTTATATGATTTATAATTAGAACCACTAAAAATTTCTTCATATGGAACAATATTATTAATTAGTATAATATCATTTTTACTATAACCTGTTTCCTCTTCAAATTCTCTCAGTCCACATATAATATCTTTTTCTTGATAATTTCGTCGTCCTTTTGGAAATCCCCATTCAGGTTCTTCATAATTTTTATCACATAAGTCAATTAAAGATTTTAAATCATAACTTTCTAAAATATTAGAAAACCCCTGTTTTAAATTTGTAAATTTAATTTTTGAGGTTCTTTCTTCATTTTTATAAGAATTATTTGTATTATAATTCCATAAATATTGCCATATTGTATCAAAATCATTATTTAATAAATAATTTCTCTCATTATTAGTCATATTATTTAATAAATTTTTTATATAATTTTTATCTTCAATAGAATATTTTCCACGCATAAAATCAACAAATGATAATGTGTCTTTACGCTTAATAATCAATAGTTCAATAGAATTTTCATATTTATTTAGCGAGGCATCATATTTCTTTACTATTCTAATAGGAATAATACCTATACTAGTAATAGGTACTTTACATTGATGAAATAAATGCCCTAATTTTCCACAATTATTACAAAAATATTGTTTTTTTATATTCATTGTTAAAATAACTAATAATAATGTTTTTATATAATTTACTAAATTCAAATAAGTTAATTCAAATAAGTAAACACTAAGAAAATTTAATATAATAAAATTTTAATATATATAAAATTTTATTATGAATAACACAGACCATATATTTAATCCCATTATATGGGGTCCTCATTATTGGTTTGTGCTATATACTATTGCTTTATCTTATCCAATACATATTAATGAATGTACGAAAAAAAAATATTATGACTTTGTAACAAACCTGCCCTTATTTTTGCCTGTTTCTGATATTGGAGGTGTTTTTAGTAAATTTTTAGATGCGTATCCTGTCACGCCGTATTTAGACTCGCGAGAATCGTTTTCAAAGTGGGTCCATTTTATACACAATAAAATAAATAGCTATTTAGGTAAACCTGAATTAACATATTATGATGCTTTAAATAAATATTATGAACATTATAAATTAAAAGAAATAAAAAAAAACGATGAACGGAAAATTAAGGAAAAATATATTTTTGGTGCTCTAATAATTATTATTATTTTAGTAATAATATATTTCTATATATATATATAAAATATGGGTTCAAAATTTAAATTTTGGAAAAAGAAAGATAAAGATAAAGACAAAGATAATAGTGATTTTTAAAGATTAGTATTACTAATTATTATAGTATTAATTATAGTATATTTTTTTTGGAAAATGGATAAAAATAAAAGAAGATAAATATAACAAAAATATTATTTTTATTATATTTATATATGAAATAATACTATGAAACTAGAATTAATAATTATTTTAATAACTATTTTTGTATTAGCAAATACATATTTTGAAGGAAAATTAATTAATAAACTCAAACACTATGAAAAATATTACAAAATGATATTTTTTGCTTTTATTGGGTTATGTCTATATTTATTTATTAAAAAGAACCCAGGGAACTACAAAGAAATTGTAACGCAAGCCAATAGTTATATAAAATATTTACCTATTGATAGAAATACTGCCAGTTTTATAACCCCTATTATTGATTTAACATCTAAATCAATAACAAATGAACTAAATAATAATTATAATTTTTCTAGTCCTGTTAATAATCAACTATCACAAAATCTATTAACTTCAATAAATAATAATCAAAATTATTTATCAAAACAACAACAGAAAATATTATCTTCAGGAAATATATCAACAAAAAGAAGCGTCAGTGAAACAAAAAAAAAATATGTAGCTGCCTCGCAAAATTGGCATTGTAAACATTGTCAAAAACAATTACCAGCGTGGTTTGAAGTAGATCATGTAAAAAAATTAGAATATGGAGGTTCAAATAATATTGACAATTTAGAAGCACTATGTAGAGATTGCCATGGAAAAAAAACTGCTTTTGAAAATCTATAAATATTGGGTTTATAAATAAATAATATACTTATAATGTAATATATTATTTATGGCTAGTGCTAGTGAAATAATAACTCAAATCGGTAAAATATCTAGTAATTATTTACAGGCAAAAAAAAAGGATGCACTTGATGCTTATGATAATAGAAAACAAAAGTATTATATTCATATAATTGTAGCAATATTGGTATTGCTACTGGGTCTATTTTATTATTTAAATGACAATCAAAATATTTTCAATATAAAAAATTCTGTATATGAAATTTTTATGTGGCTATTTTTAATAGCATTTTGTATACACACTTTTAGATATTATGTTATAAAACATAATACTCAAAACTATCAAAATTTTACACCTGAATACGATTTTATTACTATGTATAAATATATTGGATTACTATTTTTAATAATATTATTTCCAGTATTAACAATTAATTTTATATTATATTTACACAAAACCAATAATGATATTTTTAATGTTACACAAACCATATTAGGAGTATTGATAGTTATTGTTATTTTTGCTATAATAGCAAAAATATTTTCTATAAAATCAAGCTCCATAAAAAAACCAGAGGATAGTTCTGCTGAGAAAGCATCACAAAATCCTTTACAAAGTATAATAACACTACTAATAGACATAATATTTTTTATTCCTTGTTTACTAATTATATTAGTAGATGAAATAAATAAAGATATAAGATTGACACCATCTTCTATATATTTATTATTTTTTATATTATTAATTTTAGTAACATTAATATTTTTATTGCCTATAGTATTTAAATATTTAGCAAAACTTAATAAAAATGATGTTTTATCTGGAGAAGGTCCTTTTTATTTAAATGAAAAGAAAACTTTAGGAAAATATCAAAATTTAGACAAAAATGTTGCTACCAACGTTGCTATTCCAAAGTTTGGAACCCTCAATCTTGAAAATGCGCCTTTAGTCAATAATATGAATAATATATTGTCAAATTTTAAAACGACCTTCACTAGTAGTCCTAGTACTACTCCTACTAACCCTGAAAATAATTCAAATGAAAATACTTCAAATGAAGAGATTATAAGAAATCACTATTATAATGGTAAAAATAATATTTCCGATAATACTAAAGGGTACGATTTTAAACTATTTAAAAATGACTTGAATGGGCAATATAATATAGGAGCAAACTATTATAATTCTTTAAAAATCAATGGCAAATTTCCTTATAATTATACTTATAGTATAAGTTTTTATATTTATATAAATCCACAACCTACTAATACATCTATAGCTTATAATAAAGATACCGAATTATTTAATTATGGATTTAAACCAGTTATATATTATAATGGAAACTCTAGAAAAATTATTATTAAATCTAGAACAATAAATAATAAATTAGATCAACTAGATACTATATATGAAATGACGAATGTAAAGCATCAAAAATGGTTATATTTTGTTATTAATTATGAAAATAATAATATAGATGTCTTTATTGATGGTAAATTAGTAGGTGCTAAAAATAATATTACGCCATATTTTATAGGAGATAGCGTAACTATTGGTGAAGATGATGGTATACACGGAAGTATTAAAGAAATATTCTATTTTGATAAAATAAAAACTCCCGACTCTATACAATTTTTATATAGTTTAACTAAGAATAATAACTTAATTTAGAAAAAATTACAAAAATTAAAACAAATTAAAAACATTATAATATTTTTATATATTAATATTTTAAAATGAGTGTTATAAATATAATTATTTTAGTAATTCTTGCTTTAGTATTATTTTGGGGATTAAAGAACTTAATTTTTAAAACAAATATAATTTATGATAAAATGTGTGTAGCATCAAAAGCAGTGACAACAACAGACGCAACATTATCTACTACTAATATTATAGTTGCTGATGATATTCCCGAGACTACTTCATCTAATTTTACATTGAGTGTTTGGTTTTACATAGATAATTGGGGAAATAATATTGGAAATGAGAAAAATATATTATATTTAGCCACACTTGCTAATCCAACAACAGTTCCAAACATAAAATCAAATTTATCTGGTATTAGTAAAAAAGTTTCTATAGCTACACCAATTAATCCAACATATAAAAATATTAACATAGCATTAGATGAATATGAAAATAATTTATTTATAGATATAGAATGTTTTGGTCTATCCAATGAAACAATTTTTACTAGATATAAAATACCTAATATACCAGTTCAAAAATGGAATAATTTAACAATAAGTGTTGATGTTCGAACATTAGATGTATATTTAGATGGTAAATTAAGAAATTCATTTATCTTGCATGGATTATATAAAAATTATTATAGAAATAGTCCAGCTGTAAAAAAAAATATGTATTTAGGAAATATGTCTAATACTAATCCGGGATTTGAAGGTTTTATAACTCGTATTCGCTATGAAGGTGACTCATGTAATCCACAAGATGCTTATAATATTTATAAAGAAGGAATAAATGCATCTTTAGCCAGTTCATTATTCAATAAATATAGCTTAAAAGTAAGCTTTTTAGAATATAATAAGGAACAAGGATCTTTTCAAATTTAAATAAAATTATAATAAAATATAATAAAATTATAATAAAATATATTATATTATATTATTTATATTAATTATATATAAATAATATGAATTCTAATGGAGGAGTATTAGGAAATATTAATAAATATTTTAACGCAATGATACCATATGATACACAGAAGAAACTCGGAGATTTTAGTGGATTTTTATCCTCAAATACTATGATTGCTAGAGGAACTTTCTTGTTAGGAGTATTAATTCTTTTTTCAATATTATTTTATATTGGAAGTAAAGTAGTACATTATTTCCTATCTCCATCTGAAACACCATATATAATAAGTGGAATGAAAGATGCTACTGAGGCATTAACTATTGTTCAAAATACAGGACGAAAAAATTCGATTCCAATTTTAAGAAGTAACAATCAATATGGCGGTGTAGAATTTACATACTCGTTTTGGATATATGTTAATGATATAAACTATAATGAAACAATAGATTTTAAGCATGTTTTTAATAAAGGTTCCTCTCCAAATTCAGTGCGCGATTCAGTAAATAAAGGTATATTTGGACCAAACAATTGTCCTGGTGTTTATTTATATAATGGTAAGAAAAATGTAAATACAAACTTATTAGATAGCTACCCTCTTTTAGGAATGTTAGTAACATTAAATGTTTTTCATGACAATGAAGGTAATAGTGGAAGAAAACCATATTATGATGATATATATGTAGACGCAATACCAATTAAAAAATGGGTAAGTGTTATTATACGAGTTACATCACAAAATATTTGTGATATATATATAAATGGAAATTTAGCAAAACGTCATAAATTATCTAATATAGTTAAGCAAAATTATGATGATTTATATGTAAATTATAATGGTGGATTTTCTGGTAATTTATCAGATTTGAAATATTATAATTATGCTGTTGGAACTTTAGAAATTGATTCACTAAATACTAAAGGACCAAATCTTCAAATTAAGAAAGATAGCAATATTGAAAAATCATCAAAAGGTCAATATTTGGCCACACAATGGTATTTTAATGATACAGATGTAATGACAGCAACATAAATACATAGATTCGTAGATTTTTAAATTCATATGAAAATATGAATTTAAGAATAACATATAATTTAAATATTCATAGTTATAAATATATTATAACTATGACTTCTATTACTAATGACAGAAACAACTATATTATTTTAACAAATAACATTATTGATTCAAGTAATGTTGGAAGTCTCTTATATATAAAAACAAATGTTACTGATTTAAGTAGTAATAGAACTGATGCTAGTTGGCAAAATATTTTACAAACTTTAAGCCCTATTACTTATAAAAATAGAATAATAGTAAGTGGAAAAATTAATAATACGAGTTGTTGCTTAATTACCCAAAATAATATAAAAAATAATATGAAGTTTATTTTTGATTCATCCACTAATAAAAATGGTAAAATTTTATTTGTAAAAAATTTAGATAGCAGTGATAATTCATATAATTACTTATTTAATGATTTAAGTAATACATTTTTCGAAAAGACTATTTATTCTAATATAAATAATTCTTTAACTACAAATATTAATGACACTTATAATCGTTATATACATCATTTAAATTATTATTTTAGTAATTCTGATATGTATCAAATAAATATTCGTGACTATCTATATAAATATAGAAATTATAGAACATCAAGTGATGTCCCTGTAATTATTCCTAGTAATTATACTTCTATAAACTATACTATTACAGATGTAAGTAATGATTTTTATTTTAATAATACAACAATAGATAGTTCTAGTATTATAAATTTTAAATTATCTAATTTTAATACGCTATTAATTGATAATAGTGGTGGCACTAGTTTTATAAATGATACTAGTTTTACTATATTACAAAAAAATACTTCTTATTCTATATTTCGCAATATATTATCTTATAATAAACTCACATTAGATTATAAGCATGTAAATTATTATGATTTTAGTTTAGGTAACGCAACTAATTCGTTTTTTACATCTAGTTTAAATAATACTATGAATATTATTAAAACTTTTCTAATTAAAACCAATAACTTTCAAATAATAAAAAATATAAAAAATAATAGCAAAATTATTTTTGGATTAAAAAATGTATATCTTTATAATGTAAAAGTATTAGATTATAGTAGTAACTTATATACTAAATCTATAACATTTAATAATCAACCTAATAAAACATTAAAACAAGATTTTTCAAATACTATGTTTTTAGGACTTGGTGATCGCTTGACAGGAATTACACAAAATGATATTTATAATCATATAAAGTTTTCTACCAATTCTAATAATAAATCAATCATTAAGTTTCAAAAAAATATAAATACACTGAAAATAACAAGTAATTCAAATTACGCACCTCTTATACCAAGTCTAGATAAATATTATTTACTAGATATTTGTTTGAATTATGCTAAAAATAGCACTAGTCATAATATAAACAATACAATAAACTATAACATAGTATTATATAATAATATTGTCTCTCAAGTAGGTAAAATTTTTGATATAAATATAAAAAGTTATTTTGATGCTTTGACAAATAACATTTATAAAAATAGTTTCAACAACTTAGCAAAAGTAAATAATATAAGTGGTGACATATATTCTATAAATAATGCGCTAGTAAATTCTGCAATAAATGTAGAATTTAAAAATATTACAACAAGTGATCCAAGTAATATAAAAATTAATAATTTAAGAGATTTAATAAGAGAGGACGAAATAACTTTATTATCAAGAACTTCTGATTTGCTTTTGTATGATTTAAGATTCAATTATAGTGCTACGTTCTATGTATTCAATAATTTAAATATACATTTATCACCTAACTCTATAAACTTAAAACGCTATTTAGATTTAGATATATTAAACTTTTATAGCCTAACGTTTGCTAATTTTGTTAAAACAACCAGTGCCAGTGATTTTACCAATGTAGATTGTATTTATATTTGGCATGATCCTATTAATGACCCAGATGAAAATTTTAGATATCCCAATAATAATATAGAAATTAAAAGAGATGGTGAAATTGATACATTAACAAAAGCAATTGAACAATATCGTGGAACTGGAGCACGCACATCAAGAACAAATGCTGTTTTTATCGCAGCAAAAAATGGCAGTAACTTATCGAGAAAAATGATTCAAGGTTTGGTTGGATTAAATAATGTTCCAAAATTATTATCTATTGAACCATATGATCCTAATTTTACAACGGGTAGAGGGTTTATTAATCAATATCAAATAAATGATGCTTGTATTACTAGTAATTGTGATAAAATTGCCGTTAAACAAAACTCTATAAAGCATGACTCTGTTAAAAATAAAACACTTAACATATCAAATACATTAAGGAAACAAAATTTTGCTAATATAGTTAAATCCAATAGACGAAATAAATTATCACAAGAATGTATAAATAACAATACAGCTACAAATAATGTAGTAACACTAAATACTGTAATAAATGATCCAAATTGTAATAATACAATAAAATATACTCCTTTTATGTTGTTTCAAAAAGGTAAAGGAAAATATTTATAAAAGTATATACTATAAAAGTATATACTATAAAAGTATATACTATAAAATATATATATTATGATAATATAGGTCGTTGATTATTTTCATAGACCATAGGATAAGGCATTATAATAGTTTGCTGTCTCTCAAAAAAATCTTTCAATTCTAGATTTATAATATTTGGAATAACAGGTTCACAAGGAGTTTCTAAATTAGTTGAACCAATACCTAACAATTGTGATTCAATATCAATTGAATTGCGTGCCAAGGCATCCCTAGATATATGACTTGGCATATATCCGAGCGAAGGAATACACTCACTAATAGGTCTTCCTGATGATGAATGTAAATATAAATTTTCACGAAGTAATTTTTCCGTGTTAGATTTTTCTAAATTATAATTCAACTGAGTATTTTTATTTCTTGTTGAAGTCATATTATTATATAATCTACTTTATTATTTTAAATTTTTATAATTTGAAATAATAAATTCACAAAATACAAAATTCACAAAATACAAAATACAAAATATGAGAGAAAATAAAACTAAATGGCGAAAATGTAATAAAGGGTTTATATTCCTCATAATACACTTATGGTTATAAAAATATATAATATATAAAATTATTTATTAGCATAATTAAAATATGTAAAAAGTGTAAATTTGGGAAAAATAAATTTCAGAATTTTTTTGAAAAATGGACATTTATAAATGTCCAATTTTATAATTTTTAAGCCTTTTATAAAAATAAAAAATTGTGCTTTCAAAAAACAGATTTACACCTTTATGATCTAATAACCTAAATTTTATTATTAAAAACTCAGAGCATAAATTTTTACAAAAATTATATTTTTATGAAAAAATATTTAGGGGTTTTTTTATATATCCTATAATGGTATATAATGGATACACAAATTTTACCCCAAAAACCCCAAAATTTTTGTTGCTCAAATTGTCAGTTCATAACGTCTAATAAAAAAGATTATATTAGACATTTGTCAACCCAAAAGCACAAAAATAGGGAAAATGATACAAATATGATACAAAAAAACCCCAAAAAACCCCAAACGCAATACGAGTGCGCAATTTGTAAAAAAACATATAAATACCCATCAGGATTATATAGACATAAAAAAAAATGTTTGGATTATGAAAATAATGACAGTTTGAATTATCAATTATCATTATCAAAAGAATTAATATTGGATGTAGTAAAACAACAGCAAAACCAAATACAAGAATTAACAAATACAATAAAAGAATTAATTCCTAAAGTGGGAAATAATATTACAACAACAAATCAAAAATTTAATATTCAGGTTTTTTTGAATGAAAAATGCAAAGACGCAATAAATATGAGTGATTTTATTAAATCAATAGAAGTTAGTTTACAACAATTAGATTATACAAAACATAATGGACTAGTAAATGGACTAAGTAATGTAATTATAGAAAATATGAATAAATTGGGACTTTATCAACGACCTATTCATTGCACAGACTTAAAACGCGAGTCATTATATATAAAAGATGATGATAATTGGGAAAAAGATGTTAATAAAGAAAAAATTAAAAGAGTAATAAAAAATATATCAACAAAGCAATTTTATGCACTAAGTAAGTGGACGAAGGAAAATCCTGATTTTCAAAATAATGAAAATAAACAAAATTATTATACACACACATTAGTAGCAATAGCAAATAATAAACAACATAATGATGATAAAATAATAAAAAAACTATGCACAAGTAGTTATATTAAAGAATAATATTTTCACGGAGAAATATTTATTATGTATTAGCATAATAAATATTTCTATTTTGTAAAATAATTTATCAGCAGTAATAACTATAGTATTATAAAATACAAAAAACCCTTAAAAACTTATTCTATTATAATATCTTTTAATTCATTGAAAAACTTTTTGGTGATGTCTATTTCCTTTTTAAGTTTTTTATCTATTATATAGTGACATAAACATTTATGAAAAATATCAAAATATTCATAACTAAATAACATTTGAAATAATGCTGAATTGTTATTTTCTATAAAAAAAGAAATACTTGAATTTTTATATTTTTCTTTTAATGCTAATAAAATAATATCAATTTCGTAATAATTTTGTAAAAAATAATAAATTTTCTCAATATGATTGGAAACAATAGTATCATCGTATTTACTAATATTTAATGCTTGTAGTATTTGTGTTTGATAGCATAAATTTTGATAATATTCTTCCTCCATACTTTTATAAGTACATAAAAATTCACTATTATAGTTTATGTTTTCAATGTTATTATAATAATCATTTAAAGAATTAATAGTTGACGACATTAAATATATAAAATAGTTAATTTATATTTAATATAATTATTAGTATATTATATAATTTAATATTGTTTATTTTTCTTGATTACGGGCAAATTCACGTGCACTCATGCCTCCTCTTTGCCAACCCTTCATAGCATCATCTTCAATAATATAAGCACTATTTGTAACACTTTCTTTAATGGAATCAATTAATGGATAATTTTTGTATTCCAAAAAGGATTGTTCCATAGTATTATTGATTGTTTTTTTATTTAAGTCAAATTGTCCTGTTTTTAATTGAAATTCCATATCACAATCTCCTAAACCTTTTCCTAAATAAGGAACAGTTAAAAATGGTCTTGTTACTAATGTTAATTTACATGCAGGACGCGAAATATGAGTATATTTCAAATCATTGTTTGCTTCAATTTCGCAACCTTTAATGCCGCCTTCGTGAGAACCTTTATAAAAAACATATGGTTGCGTTAAAGCAAAATCTTGCGCTTTACTCATTGGGCAAGAAGGATAATAATTCTCTAAATTGTAGTTGGCATTATTTACATTTTGAATATTGCGTTGATCAATTGCTGGAGAATCATTGCCTATTCTAGACATAGAATCAAAAATATATGGATAAGCAATAGTTGAAGTCATTTATAATAATTTAATATATTATTTTTTTGCTATATTAAATTATATTTAAATTCTATTAAAAATTTTATTTAATAAAACTTATAAACCTCTATTTTCAAAAGAATTTTTTAAACACATTTCTACATCACCATCTTTACACGAAGCCATATTTCCATAACAAAATCTAGCAAATTCTTTTTGATTATTAGGAACTCGAGTATTTGCTGTTGTATAAAATTGTCTCATAGATTGTTCAAATTCAAAATTATCTGCTTGATTATTGAATAAATTTTTTTTGATATTTTCATTGTTTTCAAAATTATTAGCTATAAACTCTTTTGTTTCTTCATTAATACTATTTTTAACAGCACTATTATATGAGGGTGCCGCTTCAAGTCTATTTGGATTATCTTGTATTTCAGGCAATAATGTATTCATTATTGGATTTGATGAAGTTGGATTTGTAAAATTATGTTTCACTTTTTCATACATTTCTTCATTGCTAAATGTTTCTTTTACATTGTTTAAATTAGCATTTTTATTTAATATATAATATGTAAATAGTAGAATTAATAATGCAATTATTCCAGTAATTAAAATTTTTATATTATTTAAAAATAGAAACCCCATTAAAGTTAATAAAATAACTAATCTTGTTATAGCATTAATTTTTTGCTCTCGTGTCATATTTTCCATTGGCCATAATTGTGTAATAGCATTTTTATCAACTAAAATAATAGGATTAGTTAACCAAAGTGTATTGCTTGTAACATTTTCATTTTCATTTTCATTTTCATTTTCATTTTCAATATTATTTATATCATTATCTTTATTAGTATTAATATTCTTTACATCGTTTACTTCAACACTTCTTCTTCCTATATAAGGTTCATTATTAACCATAATTTATTATATTATATTATAATAAGTTTATAATATAATTTAATAATTATTTCGTATAAATGTATTTCTAAATAATAAGTATGAATTAAATAAATAGTTACACTACTTTACACTACTTATTTTTCTTATTTACTTTTCGCTTATTATTAGATTTACGTTTAGAATTATCATCACCACACACAGCATTAGCATTGGCATCTCGTAGTCCTTGTTGTCCTTGTTTTTTAATAATATCATCAATAAAACTTGTATTATTTTTCATTTCTTCCATTAAAGATGAGAGATTAGAAGTCAAATCATCTAATTTAATATTATTAGAAGAAGGAGATTGAGATGTAGCAGAATCATAATTTTCTCTGTAACTCACATTAGTTTTAGTTGTTTCACCCTTAGTTTCTGCTTTTTTTCTCATACGTTCTTTCATTTTAGACATTTTAACATTTTGTTCCATCATATTTTGAAAAGCAGTTGGATTAATTTTACCACCTTTTGGCATAAATTGATCTAAATTCATCGCTTTTAAAATATCATTAACATTTCCCATTCCAGGCATATTTTTCATATTTTTAAAAACATTGGTTGCTTCCTCTAAGAGTTCGCTTTCTTTTAACGAACCATCTTTCATTTTGGTATTTATTTTATTACTTATTTTATTAATAAGACCTAATAATTTGGTGGGATTTTTCATAAATCCTTTTAACACATCGTTTACATCTGTAATATTTTCTGTATCCAAATCCATGTCTTTAGTTGTTTCTTCGGCAATTTCTTTGGCGAGCGAACCTATTTTGCCATTTATTAATTTATTAATGTGTGAAAAAAGTTCTTCTTTATCTGGAATAGCATAATCATTATTATTAGTTCGTCCATTATTATCAGTTGGCTCATTAGTTTGTCCATTATTATTAGTTTGTCCGTTATTATTAGTTGGATCGTTAGTTTCACCAATATTATTAAACATTTCACTAAACATATTGAATGGATTGTTAGATATATCAAACATTTCGGCAAAATCAGGTTTATTATTTACACTATTAGTATCTGTTTCACTAGTAGTATCCGTATTTTCTTTAGATGAGAATATTTTTGATAGTTCTTCAATAGTGCTTTGTATTTTAGATGAAAATTTCTCACCATCAATAATTTTGAGTAATTCTAGTGAATTACCAAAAAATGAAATATCATCAATAGTAGTAATAATATTAAATAATATTAATTGTAAATATTTCCATAATGTTTGTTTTGTTTTCTCGCTTGTGTCATCATAATATAATTCAGAAAATTCAATATCTGGTAAAAACATTGTATTAATAGTTTGTGAATTTTCTTCACTAACTTTAATATTTGATTTATTCAAAAAAATATCCTCATTTTGATATAAAATATCAATACTTCTTATAGCAAATGTGCGTTTACAATATTCATATACATTATTAATAGATTTCAAAAAATCAACATTTAAAGATGTCAACTCTATGGAATTAACATATTCATCAGCGTTCATAGCATCTTTATAGTTTGGTAAACAATAATTTATGATATTTTGATAATCTTTATTATTTTGAATAGTTACGCCTATTTTATCTGTAAAACTATTATTTAAATCAATTATTAAATCCTTAAATATTTTGTAAAAGTCTATCAGTATAATAGCTTTATTACTATCTAATACTAATCCACTATTATTAATAGTACTCATTAATACTAAAAATAATAGTATTACTTTAAATAATAAAATTATTATAAATTATATTATAAATTATATTATAAATTATAATATAATTTATTTAAACTAGTCATAGTATTTAATTAGTCATAGTATTTCTTTGTTGCTCTAAATTTTTAATATTTACATCTCCAACTTTGTCTGGAACATAATCATCGGGAGGTGTTTCTATTTTGTCAGTATAATCAATAGTAGCATAACTATACAATTGTCTTAAACCTCCGCTTCCTTTTGCCGATAAATCATCACTATTTTGGTCTAAAAAACTAAAATTATCAGAAACTACTCCTGAAGACATTCCATCAAATCTAAATGCCGATGGTTCTCCATTAAAATTTGTAGCTTTTTGAACAACAACTTGTTCTATTGGTTTTAAATAATTGGTAATATTGTCACCATATAGAACTTTATAATTATCATTAATTAACATTAGTGCCGGAACAGCATTAATAGTATTTGGTAATAATATTTCTTGATTATTTTCTAAAATTACATATGTTGAGTTATTTTTTTGTATTCGTTTATCTATGCAAATATAATGAATATTATTTTTTATTCCTGATTTAGATAATATTATTAACAACTTTTTACAATTTTCACAAAAATTGCTATAATACAATATACAACTCATCTAAAAAGTTATATTATTAATTTTTAATAATAATTTTTAATATATAATTAAACTAATTATTTTAATTATTTAAAACAATAAAACAATTAAAATAAAAATTGAAAATATATAAGATGTATTTATATAATTATAAATATAAATGTCTACAAAAGCAAAAATTTCAAATGTTGAAGAACAAAATGGAACACTAAATTTTACTTTAAGTAATATTAATGTAAGTTATGCTAATGGATTGCGTAGAGTAATTTTATCAGAAATCCCGGTTATTGCCATTGAAAGTTATCCATATGAAAAAAATAATGTTAAAATTTTTACTAATAAATCACGTCTAAATAACGAATTAATTAAACAGCGCTTAAGTTGTATTCCTATTCATATTGATGCTTTACAAGATTTTCCATATGACGAATATGTTTTAGAAATAAATAAAAGTAATGATTCAAATGTTATTATTTATGTTACAAGCGAAGATTTTCAAATAAAAAATATTAAAACAGGTAAATATTTAACACGTGGAGAAGTTCTAAAGATTTTCCCTCCAGATCCAATGACAGGAGATTATATTGATTTACTTCGCCTAAGACCGAAAATTGATTCAAATATGGATAAAGAGCAATTACATTTAGAAGCCAAATTTACTATTAGCAATGCTAAAAATAGTGGAACATTTAATGTAGTAAGTACTTGTAGTTATGGAAATACCTTAGACCAAGTAAAAATTAAAGATGCTTGGGAATTAAAAGAAACAGAATTAAAACTAAAATATGGAAAAGAAGAAATTGAAATTATGAAAAAAGATTGGATGATTTTAGATGCCAAACGCCATTACGAAGAAGATAGTTTTGATTTTATTATTGAAACCATTGGTATTTATGATAATTTTAAACTAGTTGAAATTGCCACAAATTTACTAATTAAAAAATTATTTAATTCTTTAAAACTAATTAAAGAAAATATGGATTTTATTCAAGAAATTGAAGATACTATGGAAAATTCATATAGTATTAGATTAGAAAATGAAGATTATACTATTGGCAAAATTATTGAGTTCAATTTTTATGATAAATATTTTATTACTTCTAAAAATTTAAATTATGTTAGTTTCTTGAAGAAGCACCCTCACGACAATTTTAGTATTATTAAATTGTCTTATAAAAATCAGATTACAAAAGATGATATTTTGCTAAATTATGAAGAATGTATTAATAGTTCTATTATGCTAATTAATTCTATTAAAGAATATTTTACTTCCAAATAAATAATGTTTTGTATTGTATAGTCAAAAAAAATTGATATTTTTTTTTTATTGCTATGAAAAGTCTAAAAGCAATAAAACAAGAGTTAATAAACAAAAGTCAATGAATTGCTATATTGGATTGGCAAAGCGCCTTATTAAGTCTTGCTTTCCACCAGTAATTCCAGTTCCACAATTGGAACCTCTTGATGCTAGACTTATTATCAAACACCGTTCATATCAAGTGGCGTGTGAAGAGGCGAGTAAATACCCATGCGAACGTTGGAAGGAGGTCTACGAGGCACACAAGAACGTCTCTTTTAACCCCAAACCTATTTCAGATGAAGAGGCATGGGAAGCGGCATTGGTGTGGGCCGAAGCAAAGGCACAAGAACGGGAAACCAAGGCAGCATCCCAAACCGACACCAACGAATCTTACGATTCAGACGAATTTGAAGTCGGAGTTTCCATACATCCAGTAGACAGGCGACCGAAGTCAGCGCTCTTTGCTGGTTCCGAGACAGACGATCACGAATACGACGATATTGAGGAGTTTGCAAGTACCAAGTGGGAGCAAATTGCCGCGATGATTGCAATCTGGGGTGCTAAAGAGCGGGCGGCAACAATGATACAGGCGGCAGCAAGGGGGCGAGCAGTGCGTCTAGTTGCTTGGTTTGCTGCTTTGGATGCCGCGTTACTTATGCGAGTGCGAGTGCGAAAAGAAAGAAGACGTGCAGCAAAAGAGACGAGACGAGCATGGAACACGGCCCTCGACCCAACCACCTGGTACCGCGTGTAAGTCTTGCTTATATGCCACAAACATTAATTAATCACAATGTGTATAATATTCATCATTTTTTACATTACGCAACTGACTATAAGATGGGGGTTCGGCATGCTCATCATAATAAATATTAGAAATATCTAAAAATGGAACATGATTTGTATTATTTTTTTTGTCGTTATTATATTCTTTAAAACATTCTTTGCTATATTCACTATTACATTCATTATTACATTCTTTATTAAAAGAAAATAGGTCACATATATTTCCCATAATGTGCTATGTATATAATAAATATTTTGTTTTTAAAATATTTATTATAAATAATTTATTTTACAATTAAACTTTAAAATCTAATACTCAAATAGAACAATCCATTTCTTCTTTTTCTTCTTTAGAAGTTTCGCTAATAACACTTGTAGGACAAGTATTAGCACTAGTAACACTAGTATCATAATTCATTGCGCAACTTCCTTTGACTTGAGGACTCTTATAATTAATCAAAAACATTTGTTGTGCTGGATGTAGAGTATTTACATAATCAATTACAAATTTCTTATCAATAGATTTTTGGTTTGGTTTAAGTTCAGTCTTATATTTTTCGTGTAATTTATACATATGTGTTTTATATTCAAATTCATATTCTTTTAATGGTTTTTCTTTACGAACAAAACAACCAATATAATTCATAAATAAATTATTTGTATAATGATACATTGCCAATTTAAATTTATTAAAAATTACAGTGTGTTCCGGATAATATTGTAAAAATTCCCCCACTTTATTTTGTTGCTTTAAGGTTAAATAATTAAATTGTAGTTTTGGTTGATTTCCTCTAAGTTTACGTACTTCTTCATAACTCACATTTCTAATTTTACTACGTGTTCCGTCTTTACTATATAAAAAGCATCCTACACAATTATATCCAGCATTTCCAGAGGAATAATAATCTTTAATTTCTTGAAAATTTGTCACTGGATACTTATTAACAAATTTAACATTGCTATTAATAAATATATATGGCGGAGCATTTACTAATGATTGAATATCAATTTCATTAATAATAACATTATTTAAATTATCACTACTTAGCACATTATTAATAGGATGAATAATTTCATAAACTTTAACTAGAAAAATAATAGGTGTAATAATAGGAGTAACAATGCGATTAAATGGATGTTGTAATACAAAACTATAAACATATTTTTTATCTAAACAATTAAGATCTAAATTACAACTATTACATGCTTCAAAAAACATAGAACGAAATGTAAGATTATAATAATCTTTAAAATAATTGTTATTATCAAAATATTTATAGTTTTTAACATCATTAAAGAATACAATATTTGCACCAACACTAGAACGTGTAGCAACTTCCCAAACTTCTTTAATATTATCATAAAACACATTAATCATAGTTCCATCAATAAAATCTTCCACCCAACTATTTTCTGTATTATAGTTATTTACAAAAAGAGAATAATCTAATGATTTTTCCGGAGCAAAACACACGACTTTGTTATTTCTAATAATAACAGAACGATATTTAGAAACTTCTGAATACTTATCTTGTAGTCCAAGAATTAATAAATTTTTGAGTTTTTCCTTGTCATATCTAATAATCTTATATTCATTGTTATTGAAAGTATATTTTTTAATATTAAAATAATTGAATTCGTTATTTAACACATTTGTAACATTAAGATTAATTGAATTTGCAATAGTTACCATAGAAATTAATCTAAGATAATATTATTACATCATAAACAATCTTTAAATCTTTTAAATAAGTATATTAACGATTTTCTAATATTATTTAACTGGAAATAATATTAGAATTATATTAATTTCTATTATAAATATAAGATTGCTATGAATAAAATGGAAGAAGAATTACAAATAAAAAAATTAGAAAAATCACAAAAAGAGGAAAAACAACAACTCGAGGAAGAAGAAACACAAGAAGAAGAAACACAAGAAGAGGAAGAAGAAACACAAGAAGAAGAAATACAAGAAAAATTACCTCTACCCCTAACAAACAACATTAATCTTCAATTGGGAGATATTATTCAATTTGATGCCCCTACTAATACTTCATTACATGACAAAATATATTTTATAAAATTTATTAACCAAGAAAAAATAGTATTAATAAATGCTGAAAAAACAATCACATTAAATATAACTCCATCAGGAAAACTAGAAGAAGAATCAATCGCAAACATATTATTGTTAAGTAGGCATAAAAGTCCAAGTTTTGTTGCGCAAAATAATTTAGAAATGAAAAAATACATATCTATTTATTTTGGAGAACCAATACCAAAGGTGTTAAATGGTATTATTACAAATATAGAAAATGATATGATAGAAATTACTACATTGCCAGAAAAAGAGTTATTATATATTGATTTTGCTTATTCTGGTATTCCAGAACAATTAAATATTGAAAAAATAATAGTTCGTGATAAATTAGATGAAACAAAATTACTTGTTTCTCAAGAAGACAAATTAAATTCATTAAACTCAAGTGACGACATTGAAGAAAGTTATTTAAATCAAAATGACAAACAAGAATTGGATTATGATTTAAAAGTCTATGATGCTAAATCTGATTTAGAAAGTATAATAATAGACACCATTGAACTAGGTGTAGAATTAGATGATTTAGAACACGAAGTAAATGTCTCGGAAGGAGAACAGCGCTATAGTTTAGATAAACAAACAAATGATTATTTAGATAAGTTAATTAATGCGTATTTGCCCGAGCAACGCACAGAAGAAGTGATTAATAAAATTCACAATGAAATTAATTATTATAGTCAATTGCGAAACCTATATTCGCATTTTGATGCCAATAACAATCCATCATTAATAGAAGACAGAGGTCAACATTATAAACAT